CGCCAATCTAAACCCCACGGCTGCAAATGTGATGTTTGGCGTAGCGGGTCTGATACCGGGGGTTGGGGGGTTGGTGACGGTTGCCGGTGCTATAGAAGGTCGTGGATTACTGGGCCTAGTGCCTGATGCTTTGTCAGGTTTAATAGATCCAGTAACCCAAGGTTTTTCAGACGTTGCCACTACGATAGGTGATAGTCTTCCGGATTTAGATTTCGGTTTCGATTTCGGTGATAATACGGCTGATTTTGGCTTTGATTCAGATGCTGAAGCTGGTGGCCCACCGCCCACGGTTCCGGCAACTCCAGCAACGCCTGCAACACCCGCAACTCCAGATACGACCACGGTTCCAGAAACTTTAGATCAGCTAGATTTAACGCTGCTGCCCGGTGTGGCGCAAAATTTACCGCCAGCAAGAAGGCCCACTTCTCCGTTTAGTCCGTTTGGTCAACCTGCGCTACCACCCGTGTTCACAGAACAGGATGCCCGCGCCCTGCTACAGCAGACAGGGCAATTACCGTTGGCTGGAATTGTGTAAATGGATCTAAACGTTGAGCAACTGCCAAAGGAGGTATTGAATGAGTACTTCCTGCTTGCGGACCGTTTAGAATCATTAAAAGACCAGGACGAATGCCAAGAGAAGTTTCTTGAATTCGTGCGCTTGGTGTGGCCGGGTTTCATCGAGGGTGAGCACCACCGCATAATTGCTCAAAAATTCCAGGACGTGGCTGAAGGTAAGCTAAAACGGCTTATTGTCAATATGCCGCCGCGTCATACCAAGTCGGAATTTGCCAGCTATTTGTTTCCAGCATGGCTGATTGGTCGTAGACCAGATTTAAAGATTATCCAAACCACGCATACAGGCGAATTGGCCGTACGATTTGGTCGTAAAATGCGTAACCTTATGGATAGTGGGGACTATAGCCGGGTGTTTCCGAAAACAAAACTTCGTGCGGATACCAAAGCGGCGGGGCGGTGGGAAACTAACGAGGGTGGCGAATACTACGCATCGGGTGTTGGGGGCGCAATTACAGGCCGTGGTGCTGATTTGTTGATTATCGATGACCCGCACAGTGAGCAAGATGCCCTTAGTGCAACCGCCATGGACAATGCGTATGAGTGGTACACGTCTGGACCACGGCAACGGCTACAACCAGGAGGGGCTATTATCCTGGTAATGACGCGTTGGTCTGTAAAAGATCTAACGGGAAAACTTATTAAGGCTCAAGCGTCTGATGATCTGGCGGACAGGTGGGAAATTGTGGAATTTCCCGCCATATTGCCGAATGAAAAGGCAGCTTGGCCGGAATATTGGAAAGTTGAAGAATTATTAGGGGTAAAGGCTAGTTTGAGCGTAAGTAAATGGAACGCTCAATGGATGCAAAACCCTACTGCTGAAGAAGGCAGCTTAATTAAGCGTGAATGGTGGAAGCGTTGGGATGATGAAAAAATTCCTGGGCTAGAATATATTATTCAAAGCTATGATACGGCATTTAGCGCCAAGGAAACCGCCGACTATAGCGCGATTACCACTTGGGGCGTGTTTAAACCGAATGAAGATGGGGCTTTTCATATCATTTTACTTGATAGTATAAAGGGTCGTTGGGAATTTCCGGAATTGAAGCGCGTCGCACATGAGCAATACAAGCATTGGGATCCAGATAACGTGGTGATTGAGGCAAAAGCCAGTGGGTTGCCCCTAACTTATGAACTACGCCAGACAGGTATTCCAGTAACCACATATACGCCTACCCGTGGCAATGATAAGGTGACGCGCGTAAATGCTGTTGCGCCGTTAGTAGAATCGGGTATGGTGTGGGTACCAGAAAAAAGTTTCGCTGACGAATTAATTGAAGAATGTGCGGCGTTTCCTTTAGGGGACCATGATGATTTGGTAGATAGTACCGTTCAGGCATTGTTGCGTTTTCGTCAAGGAGGGTTTGTAAGTCATCCTGATGATTATGATGACAAAACCCCCCGTAGCTACATGCGTCCAAGGGAATATTACTGATGGTTGTAGATAAACGTCTTACAGGTGACCCTGCTGCTATTGAAGAAGAACTTACTTTGGATCCTGGTGAGAACATCATTGATGTTCCTTCAGATGATGAAGTTATGCCGGAAGATGTTTCTATTGTTGAAGATGATGAAGGCGGTGTGGTCGTTGATTTTAACCCGTCGCAAATGCAGGGCGATGATTCCGATGACTTTTTTGCCAACCTTGCGGAAACGGTAGATTCGAGTGAACTAACCAAACTTGGTAATGACCTAATTGGATTTTATAGAGAAGATAAGCAAGGTCGTAAAGATTGGGAAATGGCCTATGTAGAGGGGTTAGATCTTTTAGGCTTTAAATATGAAGAACGCGAGCAACCCTTTAGAGGAGCCAGTGGTATTTCGCACCCCCTACTGGCTGAAAGCGTGGTTCAGTTTCAGGCACAGGCGTATAAGGAACTTTTGCCACCGGATGGTCCTGTACGCACCCAAATTGTTGGGGTGATGTCACCTGAAACTGAAAAACAGGCCCAGCGCGTTAAAGAATATATGAATTATCAGATTACTGATGTAATGGAAGAATATGATCCTGATATGGGATATGGATCAACTGTTGTTTTATCTTCCGTTAGCGGGGTCGGCCTTTAAGAAAGTTTATTACGATGAATCAATGAAACGTGCAGTCAGCAAGTTTGTTGCCTGCGAAGATTTAGTGGTTCCTTATATTACGACAGATTTACGAAGTGCCGAACGCATTACGCATGTTGTGCATATGCAAACGAATGACTTGCGTAAGATGCAGGTAAGCGGTTTCTACAGAGATATCCCCATATATCCTGAAGCCATGAGTCCTACAGACTCACAGTCCAAAATTAATGAATTACAGGGCGAGCGTCCTGGGGGTCATGACGAAGAATATATTCTATTAGAATGCCATGTTGATTTAGACCTTTTAGGTTATGAGGATACGGATGAAGAGGGTGAGCCCACAGGGGTACGTCTCCCTTATATTGTAACGGCAGATGAAAGTTCAGGTGAGGTTTTGGCAATACGCCGAAATTGGTCTCCTGACGATGAATTTATAAAGAAGAAGCAGTATTTTGTTCATTTTAAGTTTCTTCCAGGGTTAGGGTTCTATGGTTTTGGTTTAATCCATATGATTGGTGGGTTAAGCCGTTCGGCAACTTCAATTCTACGGCAGTTGATTGATGCAGGTACACTGGCTAATCTCCCCGCTGGCTTCAAGGCTCGCGGTATTCGTATACGTGATGATGATGAGCCTTTGTCTCCTGGTGAATTTCGTGATGTGGATAGCCCTGGTGGCAATTTGCGCGATTCTTTGCTGCCTTTACCTTATAAAGAACCAAGTGCGACATTATTCCAATTACTTGGCCTGATTATACAATCAGGGCAAAGGTTTAGCGCCATTTCGGAATTACCCATTTCTGAAAATGGTTTAAACCGTGAAATGCCTGTTGGTACTACCATGGCGCTATTGGAGCGTGGTACCAAGGTCATGTCTGGTATCCACAAGCGATTGCATCATGCACAGCGATTAGAATTAAAGTTATTAGCTGCTGTGTTTGCAGATTATCTACCTCCTGAATACCCATACGATACTATCGGAGCTGAAAAAAGCATTAAGGCTTCTGATTTTGATAAGCGCGTAGATATTATACCTGTTAGTGATCCTAACATTTTCAGCAGTAGCCAACGAGCCATGTTGGCACAGATGCAACTGCAATTAGCGCAGGCTGCGCCTGACATGCACAATATGTATGAAGCGTATCGGCGCATGTATGTTTAGTTTTACCTCCTCCTAAAGATCCACAACCAACAGATGCCGCTGAAGAAAATCGGAATGTTTTAAGTAGTCTACCATTGCAGGCATTTATGGAGCAAAATCATCAAGCGCATATTGTTACTCATATGGCCATGATGAAAGTGCCTGTGGTTATGGCGGCTCCTTTGGTTACGGGATCGCTAACAGGCCATGTGGCGCAACATATTAGTATGCAGGCCCGAAAAATGGTAACAGAAGAACTTGGACCACAGATTCAACAGGCGCAGGCGCAGGGTATTGAATTGAACGAACAGCAACAACAGCAATTAATGGCGGATGCAGAAAATCGTATATCTGAACTTATCGCACAACTTACTACTGAAGTAACGTCAACCGTTGAAGAAGATGAAGATCC